CCACCTAAAGTATACGTTCCAGTACCAGTTGTGGTTGTTGTCTCTTTTATCCTATCTGATAGAACAAAAGCCATTACTTAAGCTCGATAGTTAAGTTGCCTGCATTAATTCTAAATATGTCTCCAGATGCAATTGCTTTGGTGTTGTCTAATGCTCCTATAAACAAAACATTACCCCCAGAGCCAACAACATCTAATGTGGCACTAACATGAGTCGCTACAAAAACATGACTTATGGTATTATTTGTGCCTCCAGAAGCTGGAAAGTCTATATTTGCTGCATTGGTGCAACTTTGTGTGTTTGCGGAATCAGTGGTTAAAGTCCACCCCGAAGCTGCAACTTGCTGTCTTGCATAATTAGTAAATGTTGCTTCTGTTATTGTTGGATCTCCAGATTCACCTGTAGAATCATCAAAGTTAGATACTGCTGTTGCCAGTCCAACGAAAATGTTATCTCCGGGTGTACTGAAAGATGCTGCGTTGTTTTTAAAAATTAAACTTAATAGTCTATTTTCTAAAAAGGTGGTTGCCGCGTTTGCTGTTGCCATTTATTTTCTCCTTCTTTAAGTTCTAATTGCTCTTGGTAGCCCCTCTGAATATGCATCAGTATTTTCTCTTGCTTCGGCTAAATCTTTTAACCTAACTAATTGATCGTTAAATCTTTTTTCATACTGTTGCATAATATCAGGCTCACCTTTCATATAAGTATACGCCTCTACAAGCGATCCGTAAAGTAAAGCAAAAGGTGCATTTGTACTTAACCATGTTGTACCGCTATCTGCCCCTGCTGTTAAACTTGTTGGTCTATAATAGTAATGAAGTTCTATTGTATAATTACTGTTTGGTGTTGGAGCTACAATAAAATTATTTATATCAAAGACAGCATAATATCTAGGAAGTCCAGTAGATGAAGATCCATCAAATGCCTCCTGCAAAAAGTTTACATCCTTTTGTAAAAGAAATCCTTCTGACCCAGCAGTTGTTATTTGTAAAGAAAATGAAGATAAATAGTCGTTTGGTATTGTTAAAAACTTATCAGAGCTCGTCATGGCAGATGTGACGTTTTTTCTAAATAACTCTAAATCTACATTTTTAAATATTCTTTCTTCTGAAGCTTTTATAAAATCAGACAAATGATTAACAAAAGTAGTTTCTGAATTATCAGTATAATCCTGTATAGCTGTTTTTAATTGTGTAAATGTAAAACTCAATTAAGCCTCCAATGTAACAGGGCCAACTGTAACAAACTGACCACCACCAGATTGATTTCCTGTTGTAGCTGTTGCTGACACTGTTATAGTGTAAGTATTATCATCTACTTTAGTTATAGCATAACCACTTGCACTTTGGAATACTGTAGAAGATATTCCGTCAAAACCAGCAACATTTCTTAATCTCACTGTATCTGATGTTGATCTTCCATGATTTGTTTCTTTTATTGTTACAACTGTGGTAACTCCACCAGATGATCCCGTTGTTAAAGAATCTTTATTTAAGATTACCTCTGTAGCAGGCTCAACTCTATCAGGCCTAGCATCTTGTATAGATTGTGGATCATCAAACTTCATTCTTCCTACAAAGTTTTGAGGATGGTCAGGGTCAACAACATCCACCCCAACTCTCAGGCCTGTCTTTGATCCGTTTCTAAATTCAAATACCAAATCTTTACTTGCATATCTAAATCCAGTTTTATCACATATACCATATGAATACTTACCTGATGAATATGCCATTATTTCTCTTTCTTTGTTTTATAAAAATATTCATTACTGTCACCAAATCTTTCTAATTTTCCTTCATTTTCTACTTGATAATACTCTGTGCTTACAAGAAAGTCAGGGGTCATTGGCTTTTCTGGTGTTAAGCTGTTATCATAAACTCTCATTCTATTATTTGGATACAAGCAATATTGACCATTCTCTAATTCTAATAAGTTATGTGACTTATGTTCTTGCGGAGTTTCACTTGTACTAAAATCTACTGTATCTATGTCACCATGATAATTATCTAAAGTCGCTATATAGCTTCCTTTAATTTTACCTGCATCTCTTGTGTAAGCTTCGTATGTCATAGAACCAATAAATTGTTTTTGTATACATGTAACATTGTAGTCCATACAATTCCAAAACTGAAGGTTATATAAATCAAGGTCTGGTTCAGGTGTCTCTGGTGATGAGCAGAATGCACTGATAGGGAGTTTATCAAATAGCGCACCATACTCTGGCAGATATGTCTCAAAGTAAAAAGCTCTACCCGGCAACGACTTGCAAGACACCCAAATGCCTTTAACAAACTTTCCATGACCATCTTTTCCATCTCTTAAATATTCTTTTCTTACCCATACCTCTACAGCAGGGAGGTTGCATATAAGCTTTGACATTATCTCATTCTAAAGTTTAATCCTCTAGCGGCCATGCCTCCGCCTCTCATTTTCATAACCTTTCCTCCACCTTTCATAAAGCCCATTTTGTTACGAACCTCTGTTGGAAGCTTACTAAGACCCTTGCCTTTGTTTCCTTCTGGGACTGCCTTTAATCCGCCGCCACCTTTCAGTGTCTGTGGTTTGGACTTTCCCATCATTTTATTAAGCATCTTCTTTTGCCCGGGCATTATCATAGGCGCAGCTGATGAAGTTTTCTTTTTTTTCTTTTTACCCTTAGTAGGCATTATTTTAATTGGCATTATTGTTTCTCCTATAAGTTAACTTTAACTTTTACTTACTAGCCATTCTAGTATTTCTTCTTCTTGTTTTCATTCTACTAGTGCCCATTGATGGAGACTTAGTTTTATAGGCTGCAATTCTTTTTGACCTTGCATCCATTTTTGCTTTTCTCGCAGAAGCAGAAACTGAAGATGGTCTTTTTGTTGGTTTTGTAGCAATAGCTTTTGGCTTCGTTGTCTTTTTATTTTTCTTCATAGCCATAGCCCTCATCTCGCTTGGAGATTGTCCTGCATAAGGACTCATCTTTCTCTGGCTTGACAAACCGGGCTTTAGGACCCCTAAGTCTAAGGTTTTTCCTGCTCTAATTTTATTTGGATCTTTAATATTGTTGTTTTTTTGCAAAGTTTTTATAGTTGTATTATATTTCTTCGCTATTTGGGAAAGAGTATCTCCCGGTTTTATTTTATATGTTGCCATTATTAACTCCCGTAAAATGTATTGTATGGAACAAATCTAGCAGATGCACTTTCTGTGTCCTCACCTGCCGCTAATTCAAACTGAAACTCATACTCTTGTTTCAGCGCTGTTACCCTTGAGGCTAACTCTGGGTCTTTCATAGCTATGTAATAAGCTAATCCAGAAACTAAACAAGGAACAAATCTTGGAGGAATAAAAGATGTTGTTGTACCTTCTATTCCTGAAGATATTCCATCTATTCCCACAACCCTAAAATAAGACAGAGTGTAAGTGTCTTGACTATCTGGTACAGGATATAACGTTGCTGTAACAGATCCAGACAATCTCTGTATAAATATTTGAGTTGGCTTTCCTTGTGTATTCTTTGAAGATATTTGTGCAAATGTAGACACACTTATTCTTGCCATATTTGTATCTACTTGGCTTGTGCCAGTGCCTGTTCTAATTGTATGCTCTAAAAGATCTACAGTATCTGTGGGCAAAGTATATGTTGCCGTACCTGCTGTTAGAGATAAAGTTCCAGATTCTATTGTCCAAAGATTCAATCCTCTGTTTTGCCACTCCATAGTAAGGATATTAAAACTTCTTCTAATGTTTCTAAGATCATTACCAGTACGCATAGTGGTACCAGCTCTTGAATAAGCCTCTTCAAACAAATCAGGTAAATCAGGTACTACTACTGCCATGTTCCAGTTTCTCCATTAACTTACGAGTATTTTCTAAATCTTGCCGTTTTTTTAGCAATCTTTTTGGGTTGTTTAGCCACTTGTTTTCCTTTTCTAGTTGCTTTTCGCTTTTTAGCCGTAGTGGCGGCGTATTCAGAGGGCGAAAGAGCCTTAATTGCCGCTGAAGGTAAATAACGCTCACCTGTAGCTTTTGGCCCTTGTGTACTAGGTTTACCACTTTTGGTTCGCCACTTTTGTTTACCCCAAGCCTTTAAACTCCTTTGTGATTTCTTTAATGCCATTACTAACTATACCAACAAATAACTTGTAACACTAGTCATCTTTTTCTTTGCCTCCGTAAAGATTCTTTAGCCCTTTTAGCAATAGCTGCCTGTTCTTTTTTACCAGAGACCTTAGCTCTTTGCTCCATAACAGTAAGGATTTGTATTTTTCTTGCAAAAGGTTTGTTAACATTCTTAACCTTTCTAGCTGTTGCACGAGCATCAGCAACAGTTGCATACTTAATCCTAACAGTGTCTTTTGGATTTTCGTCAGTATAGAGTCTTCTTCCAGAACCTTTAGGCTTTTTGCCTGTGCCAACCTTTGGATCTTTTCTAGCCATTTATTTACCATTCCTGTTCATTATAGCACTGGCGCCCATATATGCAGCCACAATGCCACCCCCAGTGATATAAAAAAGATTACTAATATCGGAAAGTGCTTTAACTCTCTCGAGATCGACCAAGAACATTGCAATAGTAAAAGAAGCCATTGCAACCAAACTAGCTGTCGCCATACGTCTTTGTGCCCTTTGCTTTCGTAAATCATGTTCTAACCTCTTAATTTCAGCCATGTGCTCAAATTCCTCGTCACTGACCACACCGTCATTGTCAATATCATATTGGCTATATTTAGATGACTTTTGCAATTTTTTTTGTTTCATCTTTTGCTCTCTTTATACATCCAAGCTAATAATATTATAAATCCTACAACAGTGCAAAACAATACAATCCAACCAATAACTTCCCATATCTTTCTAATCAGCTCTTGTCTCTCATAAATCTCTTCTTTTCGTTTCTTTCTTATCTCAGCCTCCATTCTAAGAATCTCATTCCAAGAATTGGCTCCGTAGTGAAAATTTATAAATGATTTAAGTTCTTGACGTTGTGCCTCTAACTTTTTCTTTGCTGTAAAAGCTTCTATTGCAGAGGCTTCTATTTCTCTGCCTTTAAATAATTTACGAAGTGGTGAAGCATTCTTTGCAGACTTCTCAGTATTCTCAACATCTGAGACCGCACCCATCCAACGACTTAAATCTTTTCCCATAGATTCAATTTCACGACCAGCTGCAAATCCGCGCTTGATTGCCGAAAATGCCGTATTAGCTGCCGTAATAGCTATGCCAATTGAGGCGGGATCTAACATTAACCTCTATAGCCTCCACCTGCTTTTTTATAAGCTTTAGCCATCATTTGCGCTTTTCTAGCGCTCCACTGACCGGGTCTTCCACCTTTTCCACCAGCTTTTATTCTGTTAAATATTCTTTTTCTTAATCCGGGCTTTGTGTAATTACCAGCTTCATTAACTCTGCTTTTAGTCTTGCCACCCTCTTTCATTCCTGCTGCTCTTTTGTACAGAGTTGGGTATTCTTTCTTTGTTAATTTTTTCGCATCACTAACAATTTTTCTTGGATAATCTTTATTTCCTCTTAAAAGAGATTCTTTTGCTTTTGTTAAAATTTTATTTTTTATTGTTCTTTTTAAAGATTTAGGTTTTGCTATTTTTCCACCCTTTTTCATTCCCATAGCACTGCCATCATCAATGTTTTTTGCTGTTCTCAGTATCGCTAAATCACCAGCGTCTGTTCCTGATGACATAAATCCACCTGACTTTAATCTAATTGGCTGTTTCATTAAGATCTCCTGTTTACTTTCTTTGCTGTTCTTGTTCTAGCATATGATCTGTTCCTAGATTTAGATGCCACGCCAAGATTTTTCTTCTTGTTGTCTTTTGGATTGCCGTTCCTATGTGTGACATCTTTATTGTCGCCTTTAGAAACTTTACCAGCTTTTATCATTCTGGCTCTAGCTGTATTCCTAGAAGCTCTTTTTTTCTTCTGATCTGTTTTGCCATGATAATTTTTATATTCTTTTTTGTAATTACGCATGATTTACACAGCTTTAGTCTTGCCTTTCATTGCTATTCCGTCTAT